CCATGTGCCGCGCGACCACGGACCAGTTCCCCACCCGGTACCGAACGTCACGGTGTCGAGGCCCGGGTTGATCTGGTACGCCGCGACTGTCAGTGCGCCGCCGTCGCCTGTGTCGGACACCGTGGCCACCACGCCCACGTCGATCTCGTATGTGTTCGTGTCAACAATACGTGTGATCTGGTGCTCGGCATTCAGAATATCGGCGGTGATGAGACCTCCAAGACTGACCGCGCCAGAGAACGTGACGAACGCATTGGGGCGTGCACCATGCAGAGTATGTGTTACCACGACCGTGGAGGACCCCGTCGTGGCGGCAAAGGTTGTCGTACCTGCAGCGGTCGTCAGCCGGATCGGCGTAATGTCTAGCGGCTGACTCCCCTCGACGATGTAGTATTTGAGGTTTGTGCCGAGGCTCAGGAGTTGTTTACCCGTCAGTGTTACCCAAGGGTGCAGGGAGCGGGCTGTGCCGACGAATGTTTGGCTGTTGAAGCTCGACCACCCGCCAATGGTCTCAGGGTACGCCTCACGGAAACGGATTTTGTCACCGTCTACCCAGCCGCCCTCGTTCGCGAACGGAGTGATCTCGCGGTTGATGCCGGGCTTAAACCTGAGTGCGGTGAGTGTCATTCAATTACTCCGGCACAACGGGCCATGCGATGACCGGACCCAGAAGCAGCAGCGTGATAACCGTCGCGGATTTGAGTTGGTGCGTCTCTGCGGTGATCATCATGCAAGCCTTTCAATAAACGCCTGCGCATAGATTTCGGGCTCTCCATCATTGACGTCCTGCCCAAGCCCATCGCTTTGGAAGGCGTTAATTCTTTGGCGAAGAGTTAAATCCTTTGTCGCGGCAAGCGTGAAAATTGCGATGAGGCTTGTGACATTACCCTGACCATCGACAGTGCCCATGTTTACGTTTGGTCCAGATGCGATGTTTACAGCATCACTTAGATTATAGAGATACAAACGAGCAGTGCCGGCCTCATTTACGGGCGCAGAAGCATTAATGCGGTAAGTCCCCGCTGGGAGCGTTACGGCGTTTGATGCAAGCGAAGCGCCCGCAATAGTATTTGCGACGACTGTGTTTAGCGTGCGGGTCACGAGCCCTGAAGCCCCGCCGCCGCTTGTACCGGACGGCTTTTGGTCCTCTACATGCATGTACTCGGTGCGGATGCTCGAAACAGCCTGCGCCACCCGCAGAGGCGTCATCACCTTGGTGTTGTCAGTGCCCGCTTCGGCCTCCGCTTGGGATGCTAGGTTTGCTGAGATTGTTGGAGCGCCATTTGCGCCACCCCCGTTGGAGACGGAAATACCTGTTCCGCCCTGTATAGAACGAGTAGTCGCCACGCCCTCGCCTGTATTGACTACAAGACCAATGTTTGGGAGCGCGGTAATGGAACTCAGTAGATCGCTACCCGCCTGCTTGCCATCAATCTGCGTTTGAATAGCCGACGTCACCCCGCTGACGCGACTCAGCTCATCTGCGGTCACGTCACTTACCGCAACTTTGCCCGACCCATCGGATACCAGAGCCCGCGACGTAGTGAGGTCGTCCGAGACGATTGTCGTTGCGGCACCCGTGACTGTTGCCTGCTTTGAGTCGATCTGCGTTTGGATCGCAGACGTCACGCCGTCTACGTAGCTCAGGTCCGTTGTGAGCGGCACTCCAGCCAGCAAGTTCAGCTCGGCAGGAGTTGCCGTGACGCCGGCCAAGGCCAGATCAGGAACAAAAGTAGCCGTCAGGTCTGCAACTGCTGCGCCGGTGCCCGCGCCGTTGGCATAGACAATAGCGCCCGTGCCCGCAGGGATCGTCACGTTGCCACCCGACCCTTGGGTCATGATGACGCTCTGCGCCGTCGCGTTGCGGACGAAGTATACCTTCTCGGCGTCGTTGGGGGAGATCGTCACGGTGTTCGTGCCCGAGGGAGACCCACCAAAAACAATCAGCCCATATTGCCCGTCAGACAGAACGCCGTTGGCCGTGGTCAGCGCGTGCGTGGTTCCGGTCAGCGACACAGCGCCAACGCCGTTGGTCAGCCGGTCGACAATCTGCATGTTGAGGTTGACAACATCGCCCCAGACGCCGTCTTTCTCGCCGTCGGCCGGCAGCTCGATCCCGCCGTTGTTCGTAAATGTGCTTGGCATGGTTCGTCCTTACGCTGCGTGCGACTCTGTCGCACTATATCGTGGGCTTGGGCTTACGTCTACCTATGCAATCCGGATCACCGCTGCGTCCGCCGTTGCATCAGGAAACTGCACTGTGAATGTCGTTCCGTTGGCCACCTTGTCTGCGCCGAAGTCCAGCACCGCGACTGCGGGGCTCCCCACAACAGAGCTGTTATACACAAGCCCACCCCGCGCGGTCAGGGTGGTCCCGGGCCACTCCACGTCCTCGAAGGTCACGAAAGCCGTGGTGCCAGAGCTCTCTACCGCGAGAGCCGTGAGGGCTTCGCCGCCTGCAGTGTAACCCGCGCCGGCAACCTCGTTGCTCGCGCCGTATGCTGCAGTGGCCGCATCGAGCGTCGCCTCGTTGGTGAATAGCGCCAGCTTGAACGTATGTGCTGTGAAGTCATGCACACCCGCGAGCAGCTCTCTCTTGAACGACGTGACGAGGTAGTTGCCAGTAAACATCAGGCTCTCCCATCCCGGTAATCGTCGCGGTTCGATCGGGCGTCGATCATGCCCAGCTGCGCCAGCGCTTCGTTGTACCGGTCAGTGTAGGTCTTCATGAGGTCAGCGTCACCCTTCATGTAGGTGTACGCCTCGACCAGCGCGCCGTAGAGCAATGCGGTATCAGCATTCGTGCCAAGCCACGACGTGCTCGTAGTGACGATAGACTCCGGGTCGCGGTAATAGTGGAGATCAATCTGATAGTCTGCATCGGGCGTCGGTCCGAGGATGAAATTACCCTCGCTCGCTCCGTCGTCCCCGTTGTACATACCGTAATACTTCGGCCGGCCCGTGGCGGACGGGTTCGGGTATGCCTCGCGCATAAAGTTGACGTCTTTGTCCAGCAGATAGGTATACTCTCCCGCGGCACTGATAAGAGCCATGGAGAACACCGAAAGAAAGTCAGCAGGGCGTGTGACAAACCGCGTCCCAGATGTGACCGAAAGGGTGGCCGTGTCGCGGAACTCCGGCAGCATCACAGTGCGATAGATGCGCTGCTCCGCTTGCCGTACGAACGTGGGGATGTTGGCGACGAAAGTCGTTTCCGAGTTTTCGCAGTAGTTCTGAATCAGCTCTACAAGCTCCGCATATGTCATGTCTTAACCGCTCCGCGAGTATTTGCCGCCCTTGGTGGCTGCACCGCATCCGCGGGCCATGCCACCTCCGGCGTACTTTTTCGTCTTCATCGCGCCGCCGCCCATTTTCTTCTTGGGTGCGCGCGAGTCGCCACGCTCCGCCTCTGGCGTCACGTCAACTGAACCCGGGCGTGCGCGTGGCCGCATCGGCTTCTTCTTGGGTGGACGAGAGTCACCGCGTTCGGCGTTAGGCGTCAAATCAACTGGACGGCCGCGAGGGCGTGTTGATGTGGTAGGCGCTTTAGCCTTCTTCTTCGTAGTACCTTTGGCCATGTCAGCCTCCTGTGGTTACGGTGACAGCGCCAACTGCGCCCACCATGGATGTTACTGAGTCTCCGACAGGACGCCAGCCAAATAATCCGCGGCTTTCTGCGAGAGATGTGTCAGGGCGTGGGTCACGCAGCGACTGCGGATCAACAACACGCACACGACCCAAGAAGTTCTGTGGGTGGTCTGGGTCTACCACGTCCTTACCGACACGCATACCGGTCTTCTGCCCGTCCCGCACTTCCCAGACAAGATCCTCGAGCGGGTAGCGGAACCCAGTACGGTCGCAAAAACCGAACGCCCGTTTACCTGCAGAGTACGTCATACATACCCCCGAAATGGCGTGAAGTGGCTTGACGCGCGGTCCGAGTCTTCGTCGGCGGCAAGCTGAAATTGTGCGTTATATTCGTCGCGGAGTGCCGGTGCGCGCATGGCGGCCTCGGGCTTCTTCATTGCGATGTGGAACGCCAACCCCGACACGAGCGCCGGGATAAACCGCGGCGGGATGGCTGCGCTGCCCGCGATGCCAGACTCAAGGCCGTCAATGCCTTTGAGCCGATAATAGGCAACCGAGTAAGCGCTGTCAGGCACAGGCCACACGGTGAATTTCACGTCGCTGACGCCACGATCCACGTAGATCTGAGTAGGACGCCCCTGTGTGTTTTTGTTGGTCTGCTGGGCGTATGTGGAGACGCTGATCCGCTGCAGTGCCGTATCAATCTGGTTGGTACCTGTGCCGGTGCGCAGCTGGTGCTCGATGATGTCGATCGTATCCGTGGGCAGGGTATAGACCGCGGTGCCCGCAGTAAGCGGAGCGATGCCCGACTCGATCGTAAAAAGGTTCAGGCCGCGGTTCTGCCACTCCAACGTCAGCATGTTCAGGCTGCGTCGCACAGTCTTCAGGTCGTAGCCCGACCGCATCTCGAGGCCAGCGCGCTCGAAGGCCTCTTCGAAAATCTCGGATAGGTCTGGTACAACAACGGCCATGGCTTACTTCCTGTGCTTCGCCGTCTTCTTGGCGATCTTCTTGGGCTGCGCGACGTGCTGTTTGCCCTTTTTCGTACCGGCCCGCTTGGCCCGTGTGGTGGCAGCATACTCTTTATCGCTCAAAGACTCACGCGCTTTTTTCGGTAGGTACCGCTCGCCCGTGGCCTTGGGTCCTTGGGTGGATGGCTTGCCGGATTTTGTGCCCCAAGATTCCTTGGTCCATTTCTTTAGGCTTTTCTGAGGCTTCTTCATTTGTAGCCTCCGCCCTTGGCCTTGTATTGCTTGGCCAGCATTTGTGCCTTGCGCGCGCTCCATTGCCCCGGCTTGCCGCCTTTGCCGCCAGACTTGATCGAACTGAACAGGCTTTTCCGCATGGTCGGCTTGGTGTAGTTGCCAGCCTCGTTGACGCGCGATTTGGTAGGCTTCTTGGCCATCACTTCTTTCTCGTCGGCTTGCGCTTTTTCGCGAGGCCGCGCACCGAGCCTTTATTCTCGGTGGCGTAGAACACGCGTTCGCCCTTGTCTTTGCCGTACTGCTTCCGCATCGCGGCTTTGACCTTTTTGCCCTTGGGGGTCAGCGGCATCAGCGCATACGTCCTTTAGTCTTGCCGCGCTGGCAGATGCCATCGCCGCGGACGCGACCGCCTTTTTTCATCGGCTTCGCCGCGGAGCTCTTCGCCGCCATGTTGGACTTCGGCCGATCGTCCATCTCTGAGGTCTCAACGTCACCCTTCTTTTTCTTTCGCGTGGCGTTGTAGAGTGCACCAAGTGCGCCCATGCCCAGAATGCCTTCGGCTTTGCCGGACTTTAGGCTTTTGTTCAGCGCATAGGCGGGGCTTAGCATGCTCATGAGCTTACCACCGTTGAACTTCTTTTGCGTTTTCTTCTTCATCGTTCTACCTTTCAGTTGGGTGCGTATCTGCGCACGTGAGATTGCCATGTCAGTTCACCACTTTGCTTTATCTGCCCAGTACGCCGCAGACATCTTGCCTTTAGCAATGTTCTTACCATGACGGGACTTAAAACTCGCGCGTTTTTTCTTCATCTTGTCGGATTCACCGGCTTTGGGTTTACCTGCAGTGCTCGCACCCTGCTCCCCAAAGCGGATCGTCTTCACCTTGTCGCCCTCTTTGGCAACGACGACATGAGACTTCTTGGGGTGGTTCGGCGTACGCTTTGGCTTGTTGAAGCCTGATACGCCGGCACGCGCGAGGCGTGGGTCTTTTTTGGACTCTGCCATTCTATTTACTCCATCCTGCGTATGCTCCGAGGCGGGCCAGCAATGTCAGCCCTGTCTCTCGCATGTACGCTACATCGTCTCCGGCCAAGGCGCGCGCGTGCGTGGCCGCGTCGGGCTGTATCCTATCTATCGCGGTCCCACTGCTGACCGAGATGTTGCAACCGCTTAATACGCTCAGCATCAGTGGCACCGCCGCCAGTGTCCGCATCCGTGATCCGATCATGTGCATCCACCTCGTCCTGTAAACGCTTCCGCGATGCCGCGTCGCGCGCGTCTGATTTCCCTTTCGAGTACACCAAGGTGATACCCGCCAAAAAAAGACCAAGCGCGGCGAGATATGACTTTACGCGGAACCACACTACCGTGTCCGCTTCCAGAGGAGGTAGCCGATAAACACAGCGGCCACCACGACGGCCACAAGCTGCGCAGTGGGAGCCAACTTTCCAAAGATAGGTAGGTAGTCCGCGCCCACGGCCAACGCGCCGGCAACACCAGCACCTGCCGCAGCTTGCGCCTCGGTGTCTTCCTTGATTGTCTCAGGCTGGACAGGTGGCTCAGTTGGCAGCGCGATGGCACTCAGTGGCCACGGTGTACCCCAACTGCGCTCTGGCCCAGTGTCAATGTGCATAAAACCTGACTTCGGGTAGTACCCAAAGCCTGTGAATCCAGCAGTACGGGCAGCTGCTTCAAATGTGTGAGGGTCGTGGTTGTCCATCCGGACGTCAAACGCTATACCCTCGAGATGTTTAGACCGCTTTGCGCCACCGACACGTTTGTTGTGTTCAGGGCTACGATACGCCGATGTAATGAGCATAGGTTTACCCAGCACACTGCGCAGGTGCTGCAATTTACCCATGGCCTCAGTGTCGATAAT